GTATATCTTCCAAAAGATTCTATATCACCTTTAGGAAAATTAAATCTATCACCCCAGGCACGTAGTCCATGACCACCATCACGTAATGGATTAAATAACTGTGATAGTATTAATGTATCTAATACCTGTGAAGGTTTGATAGATGTACCTAGTAGTCTATTTAATACAGGTGCATCAAAAGATAAACCATTGTGCATAATGTATTGGTCAATATCTTTAGACCAATTCTTAAATACATGCATGTTGCTTGGGTCAAATACTGTAGACACGTTTGTCTCAATATCTTTAGCAACAATACAGTTTACTACTGTAGCATTTATCTGGTCTGTTTCTATATCAAGCACTACTTTCAAAGTCTATCTCCCTTTGTTTATCATTCTCTTTTTCTTCTTTAGGTAAATATACTAAATGAAAAGCACCACAGTTAGGACAAGTTAAATTTGTCACCATACTATAGCCTTCTTCATCTTCAGTATCATGGTCTCCTCCCCATATTATTTCTGTATCACAATGCCAACATTTCATTAGAATGGTACCTCCTCATTATTTTCTGTATTATAATCTACTTCGTAAGGATTGTCAATCTCTTTCATACGACCTGTCTCTTTATTATAATGTAGATGTGTAGTCACACCTGTCTCACCTGTATATCTATTCTTTAGAATACGAATCGTAGTTGTATTAGATTTAACTTCGTCATCATCTTGTTGGTTTCTTTCTAATCCAATAACACCATCACTCAAGTGAGCAATAGATGCTGAACCTCTAAGATGTGATAGAGTAATCTCCTTACCATTCTCATGCCCTGCATCACCTGCAGGTCTACGTAGATGTGATACTAATAACATACCAATACCTGTTTGTTCTACAAGAGAACGCATCTTAGTCATCAATACATCAATAGACTTTCTTTCATCTCCATCTTCCTGACCTGACACAAGTATAGATAGATGGTCAACAAATACCCACTTACATTCTAATGCTTGTGCCATGTATCTTACTCGTGATAGTATCTCGTCATTATCAATAGAACCAAAGTGGTCAAAGGCAAAGAACCTACCAGAACCAACTGTATTCTTTTGGTAATCTTGTAACTGTTCTCTACTAAATTTATCTCTAATCTCTTTGATATACAATCTAGCATTAGCTTCAACTGACATAATATTAAATGCAGTATTTTTAATACTCTCTTCTAAAGCAAGTATACCTATGTTATGTTTTGTATTCTTTAGTAAGTGATGCATAAGCTCTCTCATAATAGAAGACTTACCCATACCTGCACCAGATGTAAATGTAATTAACTCACCTGTTCTCATACCATAAGTCTTTTCATTCATCTTACTCCAAGGATATGGTACTGTTTCACAATACTCTTCTGTGTATAATGAATCACCTAAATCTCTAAGGTTTGTGATTCCTGCAGGAGTAAATGGTTCTGCGTTCCACCATGCTTGTGAAAACTTCTCACGTTTACCCATCTTCAGATACTCATTAGCATCTTTAAATTCCATGTTCATTATCTTACATTTGTTAGGACTAAACAACTGTGCTACTTTCTCACTAGCTTCCTTACCTTGCTTGTCCATATCAAATGATATAACTATATTCTGAAAGCTATCTAAGTATTCAAATGCTTTTCTACAATCACGTACAGCAGACCCTGCACCTGTCTTAATAGAAACACATGCCCACTTGCTACCTAGTAATTCATAGGCAGACATAGCATCTACTTCACCTTCAGTAATAGTAATATACTTACCACCACCTGTAAATAAATCTTGTCCAAACAATACTGCATTAGTTACATTACCTTCTACCCACATATTCTTTGTAGCTACATCTCTAATCTTATTACCAATATTGTTTCCACCACTATCAAAGTATTTGTATATGTGATGTGTATTCATGTTACCATTCACCTTAACTTGTGTATGATATTTCTGTGCAGTTTCCTTACTAACATTACGTTCAGTCAATGCACCTGTTACACCTACAGTTTTTATATTACTTTCAGTAGGTATAGGTATTACTTTTTCATGTTCCATTTGCTCTCCAAATCTAGTGTTACAGGAAAAACAAAAACTATACCCTTCTGCATGATTGACGTTGCCATCACTTGACCCACACTTAGGACAAGCACCCCTGTCTAGCCATGTTTTATCCATATTAATCCCCATTAAAAATTTTATTATATAGTATTAAATACTATTAGTCAACCTCAAAAGAATCATCATATGTTTTATTATAACTATCTATTTCTACTTCTTTTGATTCATGTATATCTCTTTTAGCTAATTCCATAGCTTCAAAAGATTCATAGCCTTCTTCTATATATTCATAATATCTTTCTTTAATTAATTCTTTTATTTCGTCTGCTAATAAATTCATTTTCTTCTCGCTTGTTATAATGTAAGTAAATAAAATATAAAACTTACAGTTAAAAGTATAGGAAACACATGGTTTATCCATAAGTTTCTTTTAGTGCTACCTTGAAACCATTTTCCTGTAGCTTTTAATCTTCTTTCTCTATCGTTACTCATCTTTAATATGTCCTGCATCAGGATTTTCACTAACTAAGTTATATCCAAAGTCACTTTGTACTTTCATAGCAGTCAGTTCTTTTTTTAAATCAGATACAACTGATACTAATTCTTTTACTCTAACTCTTAGACCATGCACTTCTTTTTCTTTTTCTCTTAATGCTGTCTCATATGTTTCTATTCGTTCTATTGTCATTGTACCCTCATTATATCTATGTTATCATCTATTAATGCTTTCATATGTATTTGTCTTTCGTCATATAAGTTTTGTAAAAAACTTTTAGCTTCTCCTTCATTTTTAAAATACATTATTGTACCATCATCTTCTTCTAAAATATCAGGTAGCTTAGTGTTAAAAGGATAAGGCATAGCTATTACATACATTTCTTTTCTCATATCTTTCCTTATTATATATTATAAATATCTAATAGTCAACAGTTAGCTTGTAAATATCCAACACACAGTCCAACATACGCAGAACCATATAAAGCACATCATAAAACCTATGCCTATTAGAACCCAATTAGTCCATAGAAATCCTAGGAAGTCTTGAGTTTGTTTCTCAACTTTGTTGTTTAAGTCTTTGTTTTTTCTACTCATACCTTAATCTCCTGTATATTTATATTTAAATAATCTGCCATCAAGTATCTTAGTTCTGTATAGCAGTCATCACATAGTAAAAGATTACTTGCTCTGTTCTCCATATCTTCTGGATATGCTTTATTTATTTTACATCTTTGACATTTAATTTTTTTACTCATCTTTCTTTTCTCCTGATATAGAACCTATCTGTCCTTTGAAAGGTAACACCTTTGCACTAGGTCTAGTTTCTTCTATTAAATCTAAGTCTGCATCAAACTCTATGTCTGGTGGAAACAAAAACTCTTCTAGTTCTGTATACCCACCTATGTGTAGAAAGATTTGTGGCACAGTCTTATGTCCTGCTTCTCTAAATCTTTTTATCTTAGGTAAGTTATCTAGTAATCTTTCTTCGTATACTTCTCCTGCTTCATCTAATAACTCTTTAGCTTTCTTGCAGAAGGCACAGTTCTTTTGTGTATATATAATATATTTAATCATACTCTATCCTCCTTAATAAATACTGTATCAATAGCCCAAGTATTTTTAGTATCTTTCTCACCTCTTCTCCAATACAAATGGTCTGGGTCACCATAGATGCTTGGGTCTATATCTGGGTTATCAAACTCATCTAAGTCCCACATTTGATTCTTAACTATACTTAAAGTATGCATAGCATCTTTCTTCTTAGTTACTGTATAATGTTTTCTACCATCTCCTTCTTCATACAAGTATGTAACCTTGCCTGTTGTATTATTAATAGATTTTATTTTATAAGCTATCATCAGCTAAGTTCTCCTCTCCTTCTTCCATTTGATACTGTGCATCATCTCCAAACTCAGTACCTTCAAAGGTAGCTTTACCATCTTCATCTTCATAAGTTTCTCCCTCTTTCATCTCTACTGACCATGCTATTTCTTGCACATCTTGATAGGTAAGTCTTTTATTAGATTCTACCTTGTAGTATCTAGTATCTACTGTCTGCTCACTAAATCTATATGTGTATTTATATTCACTCATCATCTTCCTCCTCTACTTTGCTAGGGTCAAATGCTTTTGGGTCTGTATGACATACATAATCACTATGCCAGAACTGTTGGTACTTACCTTTGTCTGCTCCATAGTCATGCACACCACCTTCTTTTCTTAAATCAAAATGACTGATAGCTTCTTGAGAAGCATCTTGTAATCTTATTATATCTCCTAGATGTATATACTCCCAAGCACCTTCATTGATTGTATCTTCTATCTTCTTTAGTTTATTAATTAAGTTTAATGTTACTGCATCTATCTTTGGTTTAGTTTTTGTTGTCATAAAATTTCTCCTCTATATCCTTTAGTTTATAAGCATATTTAATTATTTCTTCATGTGTATATCTTACCATACCATTATCTCCTACAAGAGCATCATATATTTCATGAAGTTTTTTTAGTAAACTTATTTCTTTATCACTCATCATCACTCTCCTCTATGCTTGTTATATAAAACTCCTCACCTGAAGGTTCAAACAATCTTTCTGCATTATCATCTGCTTCATAGTCAGCACCTCTTTTCTCTGCACTCTTTCTATCTTGAGCATTAATATCTTTACGATAGTAATAAACTTTCTTTGCATACAATGTATACTTAGCCATCTTGCATCTCCCTTGTTTCATATTTAACAAACTTTAGTTTCATTCTATCATCAGGATTAGGAAAGTCAAGTCCAAAATGTTCCCATATTTCTTGGCACTCATCTCCATAGATGTATACCCAAGTATTTCTTACAGGTTTCTTTTTAA